TGGAAGCCTCAACCGTTTCGGTTGACACTTCTGGAACGGTTGTAGGTGTTTCCACTTGCTTGTCTCCTTCTGTAGGTTGTTCATCTGCTTCCACTTCGGACTCAGAATTGTTGTTCTCACTAGCTGCGATCGCGACTTTTGCCGAAGCTATGGCCGGATCAGTGACGAGTGAAACCTCTTTGAGCGCACTTGCGCTGACTACCAAAACGCCGTCAACGTTTTTATATTTTTGAGCAATTACGCCGACACTAAATCCGTCTCTCAATCCCGTAGAAGCCTCCACGAGAGCGTCAGAACCGGCGGTCGTATTTCCGATAGAAAACGTCGCGTAGATTCCTTCGTCGTCCTCCTCGTAACTTTTAAGAAAACCGATTGGCGCTTCGCGGCGGTGTTCGAGCAAAAGTTTTGTTGTATCGCTAAAAGTGATCGAACCTTTTTGAAACATGGTTGTTCCAGAGCTGGTGACGCCTTCTTCATTCCACGTCACAATGCGACCAGACAATTCACGCTTTGGAAAATCCGCAGCTTCGACTTTGATTGCAAAGTCCATTTTGATTGGTTTTTGTATGCTGTATGTCATCTGATCATTTCTTCCTCTAGTCGGATTTCATCTGAAGTCAAAGCGCCAATGTCGTAAAGAATTTTGTACACGTCCGCACGTTCTTTTGCAGATCCGCGCAAGTAGTCGTCCAAATCAAATTTAACTTCTTGGCTTGCCGGTACAAAGTCATTTGGCATGCCTGTCATTGACAATCTTTCCTCGATTGCCGTCATAATTGGGCGAAGTGAGAAGTCCAGGAGCGATTGTCTGGCCAAAGTTGCGTTGCTGTAAGTCATGCTTGATCCAGACTCAGCGTCAACGTAATAAGCAGGAATTCCTGTAACTCTGGCGAGTTCGGTTGAAACGTAGGATCTGGCTTGGTTAAGTTGTAACTTCTCAGGATCGAAGCCAAGTGTCTGCAATTCAACATCAGCATTTAGAAACGCAGTTGAACGATTGCGACGAGCTTGACCCCAAGACTCAAGCAATTTAGCAATTCGATCTGCTGGCAACGCTGTTCCGTTAGATTTCAAAACCATTGTTGGCACTGGTTCGCGCGCATACATTGTTGCAGCGCGTTCTAATTCTGCTCCAGCTTTAATTGTTCGACCGGCGCGATTAAGAATTCCTTCGTCAACGCCGTAGAAAACTGCAAGACTTCCAACGCCTTCGTATGGTGCAGGAATTGAGTCAACGCAGTAATACTCGATCTCTGTTCCCATTGCATTTGTTTTGATTGTGACGCGTGTTGGGTCAATACGTTCTGCGCTGCGAATTCGATAAGTGTCAGCATAAATTTCTAAAATGCGCATGTAGCCGTAACCGTAAAGGAGCAAATCCTCTGCAAGCCATGCGTATGTCGCAAAGCCCGGCACACGTGGATCTGGTTGGTTTATACATTTTGGCGGTGTTTCAACTCTTGCGCCGTCTTGCTTTGTGCGCACTTTAAGCGGAATTGAAGCGACGCTTGACGAAATAATGTTTCGAGCGCGAGCGCATGTTGGCACTGACATGAATTCAACGCGAGAAGCTGTAATACCGGCAACGCCGTAGATATTGTAAAGCGAGCTGGTGACATTTACTGGCGCTAGTGACGCCTCAATGTCTGCCGTCGCGTCAGGCGCTTGTGTTGTAACTGTGCGCGAAAATAGACCCATGCGGCTAAGTGTAAAGGTCGCATATACACCTAGGCTGAGAAAATGTCGATCTCCATTTCAGGGCGTGTCGCAAAGTGTGTCGCCAAAGCTGAGGCCACAGCTGCGCAGACCGCAACGCTTGAGGCGCGCCGTCCGATAATCCAGCCGCCGTCGCCCATTGGCAATCTAACGGCAGATAGTATCTGCTTGGATAATTCTGCCTGTTTTCCATGCATGAGCCGCTTTGAGGTAATCGCTCCCAGCAATTCATCACAGCTCTGGCCGTAAAGAGCGCCGTCAATGTCGATCACTGGAATTCCAGCAGGTGCAAGGCGAGCAGCTACCGCAGAGCTAGTTCTTTTGCTAAAAGCCACATATTCGACAGGATATTTGCGAGCATAAGGCGCAATGTCATTTGCGATCGCTTTATCGTCGAGCGAAATTGGATTGTGCCAAGTGTGCAGCAACTTTAGGATAAAAGTATCGTCAGGATTTTTCTGCGCTGCAACCAAAGCCCCGTCTCGTCGATCTGGCGAAAGATCAAGCCCAAACCACGTCACCTTTTCGACGTCCAGATGTACCTCAGCGCCTCCGCACTCGTTCCACTCTTTCGCCGGTATCGCTCCGCTGATTGTGTTGACCCAGCGGCAAAGCACTTCTGTCTGTACGACGTCAGGCGGATCATTTAAGACCGCGCGGATATTGTCGGCGTGAATTGTGTGACCCAAAGCAGGATTGCTTGCGACCCAGTTCTTTTCGTCTGTGATCTTGTCCGAATATGCAGACCATTCAAAGTAAGCAATGTCGTCGTCAGATCCAGCAGCACTTGCTTGGCCTCGATCGCGCAGCTGGTTCAAAATCAAGCTGTGTTGATCGCCAGCATTTGAAAATGTCCACAGCTGAGGATTTTTGGCAGCCATCATTGTATATCGCATAGCAGACCAAGCCTCAGTGTCTTTAAGTTGTCGCGTCTCGTCCATGTACACCGTCTCAGGCTTTGCAAAACCGCGAGCAGCTGCGTTGGCGGCCTTGACCACATAGCGAGCGCCAGACTTTAACTCGATTTCCTCTGACCCATGCGCCCAGCGGATTTTTTTGACCTGCAATGCAAGCTTTTTGTTGCTCTCGATCAGATTGACAATGTGCCGAAATGTCTCAAGTGAGGTTGTGAGTACGTGTGCGCTGCCCAGCTGCAAAGGTTCTTTCCACAAAAACATTCTGGCAAGGATCGACATTTCCATGATTGTTGATTTACCGTTTTGCCGGGCTGCAACGATTACGACGACCGGGTGTTTCCAGCGCCCGTCAGGCTTAATTTTCAAAGCATTTATAAACACGAATTTTTGCCAAGGCATAAGTTTTACGCCTATGGACTCCGCAAAGTCAATGACTTCTTGGCCTCTGGACGGCAAATCGTTGAGCGCAGAGTGAATTCTAGGGCGATCTGAGCCAATTAGACGCTTAGACTCCAGAGCAATTCCCTGTTCGACCCTGTTCGCCTCTGGTACGGCCTTTAGCGCCCTTGTGCGACCCTGTACAGCCTTAGTCATGACTTGTGCTTTCTTGTTGCGGTGAAAACAGAAAAGGAAGAGTCAGAGGTGTTCTAGGCTGTCCAAAAAACTGACCTACCTTGTCATTCTTTGAATAGTTGCACCTAGTACATGCAGCCACAAGATTGTCAGGCTCATCAGTGCCGCCTTTGCTTATAGGCATGACGTGATCAACTGTTGTTGCATTTTCTGATCCGCAGTATTGGCAGCAATAGCCGTCACGTATCAGTATCCGTTCTCTGATCTTGCGCCAAGCTCTAGTGTTTCCACCAGTAGCTCTTGCACTTTTGGTTGACATGTCAGTGATATCCATTCTTTAACCAGAAGCGCCAAGCGTTGCATGAGCTGCCGTACCGGTGCTTGTGATAGCGAATCGACCAATCGACCTGCTTGAAGCCGTCTAGGTTCTTGTACTTGATATTTCGCATTTGGCCTAATCCGTAATGACTACCGTTCTTTGCATTTACTCGCCAATTACTTTCCTTTGTTATTAGCTTGTAAAAGCACTGATATTGGCTGTCATTGACTATCTGGCTGTGTGCATAAAGCTTGATTGCGTCCCGGTAATCAACGCCATAGGCAGAACTTTGGCCTATTACTGCGCTGGCGATTACTGATAACAGCACAGTTTTTTTTATTTTGCTTTTAATGATTAACCTGAAAGAGTCAAAATCATTCTGTCTGTAGGTCATAAAATCTCCTGCGACTTGTATGCTCCAGCGTACACCAGCGAGTCAAGTAGGCCAGAGTTATCCACAGGTTTTGAGCATAGGCTTGGGCGTGTTGTCCACAGGTTATCCACAGGCTTTCTCGCAATCCTTAG